GGTATGCCAAAACCTATGCCTATGCCAGAGCCTATGCCATCAATAATAGATACAACACCTGTTTTAGGTGCAGGTGAAGTACGAGCACCAACAGATATGGGTGTTATACCAGGGTCAGTAATTCAAGACCCAATTGGAGAACCAACTATGACACCTGCTCCTACTACGCCAACAGGACCAACAGATATGGGTGTTACACCAACTGGCATACAAAATCCTCCTGGCACTGTAGACCCAGTATTACAAGACCAACGAACAGCAGAACTAATTACTGACCCATTAGTAAGGGCTTTGTATTTTGGTACAGCAGACCAGCCTGGTTTTTATAATCAATTGCAACAAGCAGGTGCAAACCTTATTGGTAGTGATGTGCCATTGCAACAAACAGCAGGACTAACACCACTTGAATTACTAGCAAGACAACAAGCAGTAGCAGGTATTGGTGGTTTTGAACCATTCTTGCAGCAAAACAGAGAATTAGTAAATCAAGCTATAGAACAATCAAGAAGAGCAGAGGGATTACAAGACCCCTACTACACCCAAGCTGAACAGATATATCAAGATACTATGGGAGCTTATGACCCTGGGATGACACAGCAGTTCTACAATCCGTTTGAAGATGCAGTAGTACAACAAACTGTTTCAGATGTACTTGAAGCAGGTGAACAGCAAGATATAGCTGCTAGAGCACGTGAGATTGGTGCTGGTGCCTTTGGTGGCAGTAGAGCAAGACTAGGTGCTATGGAGCGTAGAGAAGCGTTAGGAGAGGGTTTAGCACAAGCTTTAGGTAAAATAAGACAGCAAGGATTTAGTGAAGCACAAAGAACAGGTCTCAGTGAGTTTGCTAGACAACAAGATGCTAAGAGAACTGGAGCACAAGGACTGATTGGTATAGGTAGAGGCAGAGGTAGTGCTGCATCTGACTTAGCTACACAATTAGCTGGCTTTGGTGGTCAAATGACTGGTATTGGTCAAACACAAGAACAGCTCAGAGCAGGACAAAGAGGCGAACTATCAGGATTTGGTGCAACTGGTAGAGGCATAGCTGAAACTGGTTTATCTAGATTATTCCAGCAACAAATGGACCAACAGATGAGACCATTGGGTGTTATAAGTCAAATAGGTAGTTTATTACCTGGCTATAAACAAGCTTCTACACAAATTGATTCTACTTATGGTATGCCCAAAGACCCAACTGCTGAAGGTCTTGGTGCTGCATTTAGTGCTTACGCAGCTGTAGCCCCCAAGGGAGGTTAATCAATGAATTTCCTTAAAAGAAAAATGTTCCAAGAGGGTGGTACGGTTACTTTTAGCTCAGATGGTTCTACACAAAACATAAATCCTGAAACATTTGCACAACAAATAAAAAGTTTACGTGATTCTGAAGTATTTGCATTAAAAAAAAGTGCTGATGGTGGACAAATAAGTTTTACACCAGATTTGCAAAACATATTAAATGAAGAAACACAATATAGAAGTTTGCCTATTAGTCAAGGTGTAACTTTTCCATCTGTTGTAGAAGATTATCCTAGAGTTGCTAGTGGCATATATGGTCCACTTGCAAAGGAAATTATAAAACCTTTTGTCTCTCCACGAAGATTAGAACAAAGACCAGAATTACAAAGGTATTTAGAGGAGAGTTCACCATTTTATAGTGGACAATTAGGTGATGATGCTTTTTACCAAGCAACTCAAAGAGGTGGTAGGTCTTTAGAAGAATTAGAAAATATATTAAGAGATGAAACTGCAACCATACCAGACCCTATAGATGATTTATCTACTGATTTGGAGGAACTAACTACGTCTACTTTTGATTTTAGAGATGAAGATTTAGCAGCAAGACAGCCAAAATATGCTACGCCCCCAGATGAGTTTGCTGCAGAACAACAAAGAAAAAGAGAAGAACAAGAAAGAATACAAGCAGAGATTGATGCTAGTCCTATGCTTAGTGACACTTTAGGAACTATTGACCCTGTAGATTCTGCTGCAAGAAGAGCTGCTTTCTTAGAGTCAGTTGAGGGTTTAGATGAGTTTGGAGAGCCAATACCTGGTTTTGATAAGCGAACAAGCATGATTGAAGATGGCATTGCTGAAGCTTTACAAGAACTTACACCGATTGAAAATGTTGTAGATATTGATAGAACAGAGGCTGATTCGTTAATGGATGTTGAAGACAAATTTGAAGGTAAGTTTGACAAACCAAAAATTGATTTAACAAAAGTAGATACAACTATTACTGCAGAAATGGAAGAAGCTAATAAAAAAAGAGATGCGAGACAGCCTGCTGAGTTTACTGATAAAACCAAAGGCGAGTTTAGAGAAATATTTGGTTCAGACAGATTCTTAGACTTTATAAGAAATGTTGGTGGCGAACTAGTCAGAACAGGACAAATAGGTGAGGGTTTAGCGTCTGGTGCTGCAAAAGCTGCTGAAGAGAGAGCAACAAGAGATTTACTTGCAGAGCAAGAACAGAAAAAGTTTGACAGAGAAAAAGCACTTATTATGGCTAAAGAAATGTTTGACGACATTGAGGGTTTAGAACCATCTGAATTAAATGCCCTAATGAAAAATGTAGATGAGCTTAGTGAAAATGTTATGAACTACGAAGGTACAGAGGCAGCCGTAGCAATTATGAATGATGCAATTTCTTTGTTTGATGAAGCTATAGAAAAAGGTGTACCTATCACAGGTTTGCCAGGTAGAATAATGAGATTTAAAGATGAAGCATCTGCTTTCTTAGGCATAGATAACCCTAATGTTTCTGATGCAACAAAAATACAAAATTATATTACACAGGTAAAACAAAGAAGTATTAGAGAAATACTTAATGAGTCTGGTAGAACTATTTCTAACTTAGATAGAGAAATTGTAAACGATGTTTTTGGTGACTTAGATTTAACAGGTGACCCCACAGAAATAAGAAAAAAATTATACAATGCTAGAGCAAATTTGATAAAAAATAACAGAGATAAACAAAGAAAAATTACTTCAGATTACAGGGTTTTACAAGACCCAGCATACCAAGGAAAAGGTTTAGCTGCTATTAGTCCATACGAAGATTTAATATTGAAAATCATTGGTCTAGACCCATCAGTTGTAACAACAGCTGCAGTACAGTCAGCTAGTGGCCCACAATCAGCAACTGTTGACATACAAGATATAACCTTATAATGGCTAGATTTAGAGTTCTTATAGCCCCTGGAGTCACGCACATAGTTGATGCAGCTAACGAAGAAGAAGCTAGAAAAAAAACCAAAGCCGAAATTGCTACTGGCACCATATCTCCCTTTTACGATGAGTTATTTTTTGATTATGAAACTGGTGTCAACAACAGAGAGTTAAGAAGAAAATTAAGTAGAGCTGAAACTTTAGATGAAGAAAACAAAGTCTTAAATGATTTACTCAATAAACTTGACAACAGTAAAAGCTTAGAACAACAAGAAGCAATAGTTGACAATGAAGTAGGTCAAGATGGATACGTTAGAAATACAAAAGGTCAGCTAGCACTTACACCAGTAGGTATGCGAGTATTAGGCCTTGAGGATAAAGTACAAGAAAGAACTTTACAAGATGGCTCTACTATTAAACTAAACACAATTATAGATGAAAACTCTTTTAATTTAAAAACAGGTGATTTAGCTGATTTTGCAGGTATAGCTGGTCCTGTTGTAGGCACGGTTGTGGCTTTATTGCCACAAGCTAGGCTTGTTAAAGGTTTAGCTTCTTTATTGGGTGGTAGAGACCCTTTAGCAAGAATGTTTTTAGCTGGGGTTGGCTCAACAGCAGGTAAAGGTGCAGAAGAATACGTGGACGCACAAGAGGGCTTTCAACTACAAAAACGTGATGAACTCAAAGATTTATTTACAAAAGAATTTTTGATTGGTTCTGTAGGTCAAGGTGTATTTGGAGAAGCACCTGCAAAAATTTATCAGTTATTACTTGGCAAAAGAGCACCTATAGAGAATCAAAGACTTTTAGAGGTAATGTCTAGAAATTTGAGCTACAAAGATGTAATGAAACTAGACATGGATTTAGGTAGGCCAGCAACCAAAAGGGAGCTGAAGAAAGCTGTAAAAGAAGGTAAAGTTAAAAAGTTTGATTGGAAACTTTCAAAAGGTGCTTTGCCAGCACAGGCTTCTTTACAAAGGATGTTACCAGGTAAATATCAACAATTTTCTGAACAAACGTTGGGTAATAACAGAGATGTTGCAAACACAAAAGCATTGTTTGCTGAACTTGATTATATGCTTAGTGGCATAAAAAAAGAACAAGCTGCATTAGACGGTTATTTATCAGAAATAGCCAAAGGTGGTTTAGATATGGAGGTTAATAAAGCTTTACAGGTTTTGCGTGCTCAAGAACAAACCGTCACAGACAGTCTTAAAAAAATCCTTGGTGATATAGGTGAAGATATTTTAGAAGTAAACAAACCATATGCAGAAATACCATCAAGAAGAGAGTTTGGTAAAACTATCAAAGACACAATGGGCTTTGCTAGATTAAACATTATGAGAGAAAGTGGCGAACAATATGGCAAAGTTGATAGGTATTTTGAAGACATAGCAAATCCATTCAAACCACAAAGAATTGACCCTAATACAGGTGCTCCAGAAATTGACCCAATTACAGGCTTGCCATTTGAAAGAACATTTAAAGATGTTGTTACAACTACGGTACGAGGCGAACCAAAATATACTGGAGAGTTAATAGATGCACAACACGTAAACAAAACTATTAACACTGTTGTGAATAAATATATGCGTGTTGCACAGGCTAGAATACAAGATTTTAAAAATAGTGTGAATTTTGATGATATTACGCCTCCAGGAGCAGAGGTTGATTCTACTGTTATAAAACAAATGTCAAACATTATTAACAAATTAGAAAAACAATCCCGTAGAGTCATGGATGAGAAAATAATTAATGACCCTGCTACATACGCAAAAGTTTATGGTGGTTCAGATAGAGAGGGCGTAAAATTTGGTGTAACACTAAGGCAAATAAGAAATGATTATTCAAAACTAAGAGAGTTAAAATTGCAAACAGTTGGAAGGAGGTATGAAACTAGAGTCATTTCAGAAGTTGCAGATTTGTTTGACGATTTAAAAGCAGGTAGCAATCAAAGTATATTAGGTGAGATTGGAGAATTAGTTGATACACAGGTAGCACAACGTATTGCACAATATGGTGCAAACAACGGTGTCGAGGCAGCACTTAATCCAGTACTCAACCAGCAACTATCTGCTGCTGTACAAGGTTTAAAAACAGCAAACAAAAATTTTAGAGAAAGGATGGCACCTTTTGAAACTAAAAGAATGGACCAGATAATTTCAAACGCTGAAATTGGGTCGATAGATGCTGACACAGTATATGAATTAGCAATTCTTAAAGGTAAGCCAGGACAACTAGATGATATTTTTAAAGGTTTAAGAGAATATGATAAATATTTAGCTAGAACAAACCAACAAACTTTTCATGCAAATGGTAAACCAAAATTATATGAAGAAAATCTAAAAGCACAGCTTAAACAAAGATTATTTGCTGATGCCTTTAGAAAAGCTACTAAAGATGATTTAACAAGCGTAGATTTTGCACAATTTGCAAAAGAAATAAAAAGGTTTGAGTCTGATGCTCCAGGTAAATTAGAGTCATTGTTTAGAAATCCCATTACACAGCAAAGCAGTGGTAAAAAAGTATTAGCGGCTATAGAACAAATCAATATGATTAGTCCAAAAATAAGACCACAAGCTTTACGTAGTTTAACCACTAACTTTACCAAATTTCAAAAAGGAAAAGGTTTAGATGCTTACCAAAGCGGTAGAGTTTTTATAGAAGAATTGGAAAATTTAGCCAAAGCAAGCTCAGAAAGACTTGCGTTTGAACAAAACAGAGCTATATCAAGATTGCCCGAGCTAGGCATAGAAGAAACAGTAAACACCATATTTAGACCAAAATCAGCTGCAAATATAAATATATTGCGTGAAACACTTAAAGATAGACCAGAAGTTTTTAACGCTGTGCAACAAGCAAGCATGCAAAAACTTTTATCAAAAGCTGTAGATTTTAACGGCAAAGGAAAAGTAACTGACATTTTTAAACATCAAAACCTTAAAACAGCTTTAGATTCATACGGTGACGAAACATTAGAAGCTATGTTTGGCAAAGAGTTAGCTTCAGATTTAAGAACATTTCAAAAACAAATAGATGTTCTTACATTAGGAGAAGCTGGAAGAGGTAGTGCAGGAGCTGGTGGTCTTGTGGCTGCAGGTATAGCTGCAAGTATTATATTTACGCCTTTAGCTACTTTACCAATTGTTACAGGACTAGCTGTAGCAAGAGCTTTATTTAGCAATAGATTCTTTATTAAGATGATGACAAGCACAGAGCAAGGCACAATTACGCAGGCACTTAAAATTTTTAACAACACGCTCCGTCAGTTTGGATTAAGGTTTATTGATGGAGAAATAAAACCCGTATCAGCGGAAATACAATCACAGCTTGAGGGTGGCTTACGTGACATACAAACAGAAGCTGGTGTCACAGATGAAGATATACAAGGTCAGACAGAAGAAGGTGTGAATTTATTAGAAGATTCTATAAAACAATTGACTGCACCATTAAAAACATCTGAGTTAGCTTTACCGCAAGTAGAGCCCACACAAACGCCTACAGACCCACTATCACCAGAACGTTTAGCTTTTGCAGAACAAGTAGCTGGCAGACCTGTAATTTAAGCATCCTCAAAAAAGGTTGGGTCAACAGCAACAAATCGTTTTGCAGGTCTACCCTTACCACCAACTTTTATTTCTACCTCTTGTATTTCTCCTGCGTTTTTCAGTCTTTCTATAATTTCTTTTACTTCATAAGACTTCATACTACGAAATAACTCGTGTCTATCTACTTCACGTTTTGATATGCCCTCTCCGTTTCTAGACCTTATAAACGACAAGACCTGTTTAATTTTAGATTCCATAGCACTACTAGCTACCTTATCTCTACAAGCTTCTATAAATAACAAATCATAGTATCTTATAAAATCTACTGCCCACTGCGTAACATCGCCTGTAATCGTTGTAGCGTCTGCATTTGATGCAAGAGTACATAATAATGACAAACGCATAGCTTTTTCCTTAGAACGGCTTAGAAGTGGCTCTAGGTTGTCTTTTTCAAGTATATCTTGTCTTTTAACAATCTCTCGTGCAAAGTCTTGCAATATTTCTTCTGATTCTCTATCAAACTGTAATACTATCTGCTCTAGGTCAATTTCAGCGTTATCACGTGCTACATCAGACATATTACCTCTTTGTCTTCTTATATAGTTTACCCAGTTGATAATTGATGTAGGTGGCTCTTTAAATCTTCTAAGTTCCCCAACTCTTCTTGGTTCTTTTGACTCAACTACAACAAACCTATTGAGGAAACCATCTGCGATACGCCCACTATTAAGTGCTTTGTAAAAGTTTTTTGGCACAGATAAACCAACAAGGGTGATAGCAGGTTTGTGTGTTACACGACTCATCATCATTTCTTTGTATTGTTCTTGCACATTCATAAGTGAGTAGTTGTCTGGTCTTAGTGTGCCATGACATCTACCCCATGCTTCCATTAGTGTTTGTATGCCATCTTCTCTATTAGTGTTTTGCGAATTGCCTATGGCTTCTAATCTTTTACCAAACTCGTCCATAATAGTTATTTGCGTTGGTCTCATCTTCAGAACAGAATGAACAGCACCACTTGAGGTATAGCCATCTCCAACTACAAGCTTTTCATGGTCGCTAGCGTTCAGCACAGACTCTACAAATGTTTTGATGTTTTCTTTACCTTGACCAGACTTTGCAATACCCATAAAGTACATAGACGAAAAGTTGTTCATATTGGTTCTGTATATACGGCCACAGGTCACGCTAGCTAAAGCCAAAGCTCCAATCAAAGACAGCTCTGGTTGTGGTACTTGTGCTATTTCTTCACAAAACTTAAACATATCTTTTAGCAATCCAGGTGGATTAAACAAATCTTTTGGTTTTTGTATGGTTTCTGATGCTTGTATAAACAAGGGTGCTATTTGATTTTTTCTATCATGCGTGCTTTTGACACTATCTACAACGCCATCTATTTCTTTTTGTGGTAGTGGTGGGTTATTAAGTTTGTTCCAATTTTGTAAGAATACTTTTACAAATTCTATGTTTACATTTTTAGATATTAGATAACCTGCAATACGTGCAGCTCCATCATTACGTGAGCCTTCATGCACTCCATCAAGCGAGAATGGTGCTGTCTGCACATTAGTTTCTGTTTTTGGTACGCCTGTTATTTTGGTAAATTCAACTTCTGTGAAGTCTGGTAAGTCATTATGGTCATGTATCTTCCAATCAGGAAAGGTTATAGGTTTGTAAATCTGGCCATTGGCGTGTCTGCTCCAAGGTGCAATTATCAAACCACCTACACCTCTTATGTCTATTAATCGTTCTATAGGCGTTTCAGCAGTTCTTCTTGTAGCAAAGGTAGTATAGTTTTGTGGGTTGTTATAATAGTAGTGCATACCTTTGCCTGTAATGACTTTAAATGGACAGGCTGGTAAATTCTTTTCTACCCAATCCATTGCCTCTGGTGAATCTGCATCAACAACTATAAAATTACCACACATAAGTGCAACGACAAGGTTATCTCTGTCTTTAAACCATGACTCTACTAAGTCTCTAGGTGGTCTTTCTTGTTTATATTGTTCCCACCCACCCAAGAATGGTGGTGGTTTTTTGTTAGACCTTTGCAAAGGCACAACATTATACCCATCATCATAATAGGCAAGTGCCTGCTCTAGGGGAGTATGCTCCTCATTAATATTGAGTTGGAACACACTAAGCTTCTTCTTTTTCTAGAATATCAGATACTGAACCAAATATTGATTCAAAGTCTAGTCTCCCGTCTGTAGCTCGTATAATTTGTTTTGCTTGATTTACAGTAGGCTTCCTATAACCATATCTCCATGACTTAGCAGATGCTTCAGAACACCCAAATTCTTGTGCAGCTTTTCTCTGTCCAAGAAACTCTATGTACTCTCTAAGGGTGTATCTTTTTACAACTCTGTTTGTATGGTTGGGTTTGAATCCTAAAGTTTCTAAATCTTTCAGTTTCTTGATTGCAAAACTTTTTGTTCTATAATAATAATTTGCCTGCCAGGTTAAGTCTTTTTCTAAAACTTCCATAATTACTCCTTTTTGTAACAATTTTTAAGATAATTGTTTCATATAGTATCTTTTTGTATTATACTATGCAAGTAATTTTTTAATAATAAGGAGTATTATATGGAACTATCCCAAAGAATAGTGTCGCCTCAAAAGCTTGTGCAAAGCCAAGGAGCTAAAATTTTAGTTTATGGTATGGCAGGCTCTGGGAAGACAACTCTAGCAAAAACTTGTCCAGGAAAGGTGCTTGTCATAAGTGCTGAAGCTGGTCTGTTATCTATACAAGATGCACAGAATGTTGATGCTATAGAAGTAAAAGAAGCATCGGAAGTAATGTCATTACACGATGCACTCAAGTCTGGACAATTACAATATGACACGGTTGTTCTAGATTCTGTTTCCGAAATCAGTGAGATATTGCTGACATGGGAAAAGTCTAGAAGCAAAGACCCAAGAATGGCATATGGTAATGTTCAAGAATCTGTAACAAACTTAATGCGTGCTTTTAGAGATTTACACATGCACGTATTATTTCTGTGTAAAGAAGATGTAGTTAATGATGATGGCATACTTAGACACGCACCTAAAATGGTAGGAACTAAGTTAGGCGAATCAATAACTTACTTCTTTGATGAAGTGCTTGCTTTGCGTATTATTGAAGACCAAGATGACGAGGGCAAGAACATACAAAATAGATGGTTGCAAACTGTTTATGGACAAGGCTACAAAGCTAAAGACCGTAGTGGTAAATTAGATAACTTTGAACAGCCTGATATAAGTGCCTTGATTGAAAAGTTAGGGTTTAAATTAACTAATAATGTGGGAGAATCAAATGAGTGATTTCGGTGATGTAGAGTTTTTTGAAAACATAGAGGAGATGTCGACAGGCACTCCTCTTGCACCTGATGGAGAACACAACGCAAAGATTATAGCTACTGATAAATACAAATCACAAGCTGGTAATTGGACGTTGAAAGTTACCTATCAAATTGATGGTGGTAAGTATAGAGACCACAACGAATGGTATAACCTTTGGGCAACAAATGAGGACAACAAGCGTATAAGTACAGAGCTGTTTACTCGTATGACTAAAGCTGTAGGCTTTAAGAAATACCCAGAGAATCATGCTGACTTTGTAGGTAAAAATCTTATATTGAAGCTTGAACAAATAGATGACCAGTTTCAAGGAGACAATGGCCTGGTGCAAACTAAGAAAACTAAAATTAGATTGTATTTACAGCCAGAGGACGCAGACATGAGTCCACCAAAAGAAGCTGTTCCACCTTTCTAGGGGTATGCAAAAATTAAGGGGCGTTAAGCCCCTTTTTTTATGGATTTGATGAAGCCTGATATATAATTAATAAAATAATACAAATTAAGACATAAAAACTTAAGTCCATCATCTATCCTCCAGCTTGTTTCTAAGCCTTGTTAGATACCATATGGCTTTGTCTATATCCTGGATATTAGCTCCTTTGTGGTCTTCACGCCAAATGTATTTGAACGCTGCTGCTTTACAGTAACCTTTAAACTCTTCAAAGGTTAAGGCTGATTCAATTGCGTCAATACACTCTACAGAGCCTTGTTTAGAATAATGTATGGGGTGGTTCACGTTGTCAGTCATTTTGTTTCTCCTTCAATTCTTTAAAACATTCTGTAAACAAAGAACGTAATGCGATACTCGTTTTATTATCCTTGAAGTGACTATAAGTAATTGGTTTTAAACCATTTTCTAAAAGTTCCGCAATTTTTAGTATATATCTTTCTTTTGTCCATTCGTAAGCATTTTTTTCTGCTTGTTCAAAAGCATCAATACATATCTCTTTTAATTTAGCTTTGTTCATTTTGTTTCTCCTTATTTCTTATAACACTCTTTACAAATATCTAGCCGTGTGACTTTATATGCTTTTTGTTTTGTAGGAAAGTAATCTCTAGGGTAGCTGTTATTACAACTAAGACATTTTTTACTAGATGTTTTTTCCCATACGTTTTTAAGTTTAGTTATGTTTTTTGTCTTTTTTTTGTTAAATATTCTGTCCCAACCCTTGATCCATTCATCATGATTGTTAGGCCTAGGTTTACTACCTTTACTCAAACTCGTATCCCAACATAACCTCAACTATGCTTGGAGTATTATAGATTGTAGGTCTTTCCCCGTCCCTAACAGCCTTATAATCTCCAAGCGTTTCTTCTAGTTGATCCCAACCCCTGTCCATATCCTCATCATGCATTTTGAATATTTTTGTTGCGTAGGGTTTTTTAGTTTCTTGTGCAACAAACAAGAAGTCTTCTACTTTGAAGCCTGCCCTTTCATAACCTCTCCTGTAAAAAGCAGCTTGTAAATCGTATTGATAACGCCTGATAGAGCGAGTAAATCCAGATACGGAGCAATCACTCGTAGTTTTATAATCAATAACTACAATAGACTCATCTGAATAGGGTTGTACTACTGGGTGTCTGATTACATCAGATCTTAGCTTGAGGAGTACATCTTGCTCCCACCAGTACAAAGCGTTTTCATAAGGCTTAGTAAAAACACCAGGATACTCGCCCTGATCAACGTTAAGGAACTTCTTTGCTTCTTCAATCAGATTATCTTTCATGCGAAACAAGGTGTCCCTTTTGTCTTGTGTGATCACTAACATACCTCTATCTTCGTAATCACGTTTTAGTTGTTTGTTTGCATTTGTGTATGGAGATCCAGATATAACTGCAACCTCGTTATTAAATGCGTTCTCGCCCTCTACTATCAAAGAGTGGGCAGCAGAACCGAACTGCATAGCAGGTGTCGGCTCTACTACCTCTTGCATAGCATGTAGCTGCGATTGTCTAAACCTCCTTAAGGTAGATGAAGACACGCCAGGCGATTGATGATAATATGCATTATCCATATCAGGAAAATATATAGTATCTCCAATAGCTACATGCTGATGACTTTTTAGTGAATCTGGTAGTGGTGGGTTATCTATCATGATACGTCCTTAATTGTTTCTACTTTTTTAATTAAAACATCAAGTTCATCAGATACTTCTCCAAGTGTTTTTCTTAACTGAAAGATAGTGTAGTTTAAAGCATCTTGTTTTTGTTGTTGTTGAATGTTGTCTACTTGTGCATCTATAAGTGCAAAAGCAATACTGTTTTTATCTAATGACATATTTACCTCCGTCAAAATATTTACTAAGTATAAACAAAGACTAGACATTTTACAATACAAATAGTAAAATTAATTTATTACAAATAAACAGAGGTAATTATGAGTAAGTCAGGAACACTATATATGATGATGCGATTATCGTATGAACAAGCGATTGATGATTATAACAACAATAAAACAAACTCCTTGTTAGATGCTTATAAAAAGTACTATCAAATTAATGTAGGTATGACACCAACAGATCCACAAGGAGATCTAATTAACTTTTATGATGAAGATAATAGCCAGGAGTGTCTTATATGATTGAGGCACTACAATTCTTTTTTTGGTTCTTTGTAGCTATTATTGGAATACCCGCCTTGTTTATTGTTTTATTTGATAGACCATATTAATTAAGTTTTGTATGCAAAAACTTTCCGTATAGTGAGCATACATAGTAGTAAGCTGAAAACAAATGTAAAGCGAAACTTACTACAGGGCAACAGGAATACCCTCTATTATTCATAGTGTTTTTGTTGCCCATTTATTATTGTCAATTATTGTCATGACATATATGACGGCCTCAAAGCCTTTGTTTATAAGGG